TACGAATTACTGAACATAATACATCGAGGCTCAGAAGTGCCTTGATCCCAGCGACCAGAAATAGAGTGATTAATAAGTTCAGCGTCTTGGTTGATATACGTTCGAGTCTTGAACTTCTTCCTCCAACGCATCTGGAAACCGTTCTCAGCGTCAGTAATAAGACCCCAGTTGGTAGTAGTATTCGTCCAATATTTCAACTGTACTCGTTCAATGCCACCATACTCTTTCACCGTGTTCAGAGCAGAGAAGTTGCCAGCCTCAGGCTCAATCTTAGAGCCCAGAAGAACCGTCCAGATACCTCTCTGCTGAACCGGGTGAACAACTTTCCTGGCCTTGTATCCTTCAATTTGACCGTCATGGTCGACCATCTGATCAAGTTGAGCAATCGCAGCGTTGAAGCTGGCAGTGCTGGGAGCCATTGCCGTTCCCGTCATATTCGAGAAGGTTCCACCAGCAGCCAAAGGATGCGAAGTAGAGGCCAAAGCAACGCCATCAGCGCCAGGAAAACTTGCGTTAGTCGCACGAACCAGGAGATTGGTACAATCAATATCCACAGTCTTCCAACCGCTACGCTTCAGACGCTTACCAGCCTGAATAACCTTTGGATACTTGCTGTCATCCATGGCCTCTTCAGTGATGATATATTTACCAGCAAACTTACGTGCCTGGTAACGCTTGGTATAGCCTTCGGTCAACGTCAAAGGAACAATGTCAGTTCCTTCAGGAGTTTCTGCTAGAAGACCCCCACCAGAGTATTCCTGATCATCTTCATAGTTGTCGGTCATTGGACGGTTCATCATCCACTTGGTATAATCCAAATTAGATTCTATGCCGTCCAATTGATCGGTGATAATTTCAGACAGAGTCTCTACAAGATTGAGAGCAACTGAACTGGTAAAGATTTCGCCTGCGATATAGCTATCCCTATCTTTCTATCTACTAACTTGTTTCCAAGTCTTTTTATTTAAAATGTAAGATACGTTAGGCCTAGAGACATTGAACCGTTCCGATATCTCTCTATGCGTTAGGCCTTTTTCACGCATAGCAAACATCTCTTTTACATCAGACTCGGAAACTTTTTGCCAGAAACGGCAGAGAATAGAAGAGTCAATTGCCATATTATTAAATACCAGCAGTATTAAACACTGGCTCAGAGCCTTCATTAAGCTGAACAATCAACTTTACATTAGCTCCTGAAAAGTCAACGTTTTCCTGAGTCTTGCTTATTCCGATGATTCGGAAATGATCCGTTGCTTCGATGTTATTTGAAATATCCAAACGTGGACCAGCTCTTGGCCGGTCAGGATTAGACGTGTCCAGAACATATACCAAAGGTGAATTCTCGTCTACCAAATCTTGGTAATCGTCTCGAGATACTGCTGTGACATTGTCATCAACATCAATTTCCCAATAGTCTCGACCAAAAGGAGCCACCATAACTCTGGACTGATTAGCCAAAGAAGCATAAGTGGTTTGGTGAGGAAGATAACTGGCTGGTCGCGCTTTACCGTTTGCGTCAACCTTAGCATTAGAGATTGCCATTATAACGCCAAAAAACTTTGCGGGATCATCTCCTCTGTCTCCTGCAAGTTGAACAGTGCCATCAGAAACCTTTTCAACAGGGTCACCAATAGAAAGTCCAACGTCAGTAGCGCTAACTGTGGTTCCGTAATCAGTGGCGACTACACATTCAACCATTGCAGGACGACCTGAGCCGTTCATGCTCTGATAGAACCGGAAACCATATTTTGCTTTGTTGTCAGCCATTTTGTTTTGTCTTTCCCAAGAATAGGATTATGTAGGTTTAACTTAAGTTGTCACTGTGTAAATTTTTAGCTTTAATCACGGAATACAGGATTCTGTTGCAGGTCAGAGATATCGTAAGACTCTTCAAGACCAGCAATTCGAGTCCTTTGTTCTAGTTCTCCGCCCTTAATCTTACGCATGATTTTATCTTGATATTCCTGACCTGTATTTCCAGTCGGGCCTTTCAAGAAAATCTCTTCAGCACGTTCAAGAGAACAGCTCATCAGAGCCATTCCTCGCCATTCCAAAGGCTTACCATCTACGGTTTTGGTCCCCTCAAGAATCCGAACGCCATCCTTCTTACAAAGTTCCAATTCGTATCCCATTGATTCGTATGACATATAGTTCATTGGATGAGCCTCATCCTTTGACGCTAAAACATACTTCCTATTAAGATCAGGTTTAATCAATTGCCCTGAATTACGAGCTTCGTGAACTTGTCGAGTCCTAGGAGTTACCTTAGTCTGCGACAAATCCTTAGATTGAATGTGCTTTCTGCCGGTGCGTTGCATTATTATTATTACTCCTTAAGTTTACACGAAAATATAGGTTAGGTCAAGCTGACTGACGCTTTTTATTCTCAAAAGCTTTCTTAGCTCGAAGCCCTACTTTCTTAGCCCAATGAGCATAAGTCTTCTTTTCGTCGCCATTGAAAGCGTCGCCATACATTGCCATGGCAATTGATTTAGTGCCTTTGTCCATCTTCACAGTATTATCTGCCACCACTCTTCCTCCGCCACCATTGGTTCCAATTAGTTGACTTTTTTCCTTACTAGTTGGGGTATAGCTTGTGCTTGCCGACATACCGAACCTGATACGAGATTCATTCATTGCACGATCAACAAGTTGAGCCGATTCCGTGTGTCCTTCAGCCTTAAGCATCTCATATCGCCCACGAGCATACGTCAAGGCATTTGGGTTACTATGTACGTCAGAATATTGTTGACGAAATGTTGCAGCTTGCTGAGTTTGGATAAGCTGAGGTAAAGCATTTTGAATAGCTCTACTAGCTGCTATGTTTGCTCGTTCTTGTTGAAGATTTCTGGCTTTACGATCATAATTTTCATGATCTCCCTGAGTCATTTGTTTAGAAGCTACCTTAGTCTGCCACTCGATTCCAAGGGCGCGCTCCCTTTCGGCAATTGTCTCCTCTTGCTGAGTCCAAGGATCCGACTGATTTTGTTGCTGATAATGTGCAGGCTGTTGTTGATTACGTAGAGAGTTAAGCTCATTTCGTAGACGATTGGATTCAGCTTCAGCAGCTGCCCAACGAGCATCTTCATTACTTACCTTTTTTTCTTCCTTTTCAGGAGAAAGATTAACTAAAGTCTCATCATCATTCTCAACGATAGTTACTTTTTCGTCGTTTCCACCAGCGTCAACAGTGACTTCGTCATCCTTTGGAATAAGAAGCAAGTTTCCATATTTATTGTTCATTTAATCTCCTTATATACTAGGATCGTAATATTCATCTTGTTTTGTCCCAGTAATCTTTCCGTCTAATTCATAACGGAAATCATACCTATCGTCTTTTTCTGCAACATTGACAAATTTGCCACGTCCAGACATGTACACTTCTTCTGCCATATCCTCAGAGCCTTCAAGGTCACCATCTCTGACAATCATCATCTGAAGCTCGTGCCCGTCGATATTATCGACTGGGACAATAAAAGGAGAAAATTTCTTAAACCTTACAATATGTCCAATTTTATATCCCGTAGCATAGATTTTATCCATTGCCGCAAGACCACAAGCGACAAGAATACCTCTAGCAGAAGTGTTCTTTTTATAAGCCAAAGCATCTTCAGGTTGTATAATCATACCACCTTCAGCGTAAGTTTCTCTTCCTTCCATAGGAATCTGATACAGATAAACCCTATCCCACGTTGGATAAATCTTGAACGCTCCATTTGGAATACCATATTCAAGACGACGCTTATCCAAAAGAGTAGGAATATTAAAAGTACCAAGTGGTTTCAAGGAAGCTTCTAGCTTATCAGCTATATTCTTTGCAATTAGATTGCGCTTCTGAAATTCACTAGACGGAGTAGGATTAGCTACTTTTGGAGCCATTCTACGCCTCTCTGCTTCAATAGGATCTATGTGAGTGGTCACTCTTCTTCATTCTCCTTACTATCATCTTCTTCTACATCTTCTTCTAGATGCTGTTTTCTAAATTTATCTATATCACTAATCAGAAGTTCTTTAAGGTTTCCCAATGCAAATTGATACGCTTCAAGATGGCCAGCTTTCCTGCGAATTGCATCAATAGGAGTTTTGTCATTTAAACACAGCGAATTAACCTCAAGCTGAGATTTGATTACCATTGTAGTCAAAAACTGACCAAATACAATTATTCGTTCATCGTTCACTGCTGCGGTCCTTGTTGCGGCTGTTGTTGATTAGGTTGTTGTTGTGGATTTTGTTGAGGAGGAGGCATGTTAGGAACAGGCTGACCAGACATAATCATTTTCTGAACCTGTTCAGGGCCTATTGCTGTGCCGGGAGTGCCGGGAGGCAAACCCAAAGTATTAGAAGGTAAGGAAGGTGGAGGCCCGAGCATAGTCCTGGCCATTCGATGCATTCCACGAGCTATGAGAGATTGTCGTATTGCGAAATACTGGAAAGGTATATTTTGCTGTAACCCAGGAATCGCATTAGGCATCTGAACAACTTCGTCGGCTTCACTCACCTTTTGAGCCCGGCTTTTAAATTGCATGTCAGATACAAGTTCAATCTCAAAAGGATTGTCGTAAAACTCTCTGGCAGCTTGAACCATTTCAGGAGAACCAAGCTCAAAATCTTCGTTAAAACGATTAACGTAAAATATCTCAGAGTCGTCCATGAACGTCTGATTTAGTTTGCAATTATTCTTCATAATTTGAAGAACAAAATCAGCAAACTTTCCAGCCGGAACAGCAATCATGGCATTCATCTGCTCAACCCGAGCTTGCATGCCGCGAGCAGTTTCCCCGGATTTACCAGCAGCGCCAGACATCAAATCAGGAGTAGATGCAGCCTGCTCTCCGAATTGCATTAATTGAGAAGCAGCCATCAACAGCTGAGGATTCGCTTGACCGAATTCTAACTCATAAAACGCACTATGGAGATCAGATGGCATAACATTTTTGGCTTTGTTGATGACACCAGGCCCGATTTTAAATGGACTACGGAAATCCACATTCCCAGCAGTGATGAACGTTTTCCCATTACCCAAAGTTGCAGCATCAAGAAATTGCGACCACAGAGTATTCGTCGCAAGATTAAGCTGTGAGTCAATGCGGCCGATACCGATGCCAAGATTGCCAAGCATCGGCTCAAGACAAACTCCGTGGCCAAACATATAAATCGGCTCTTTTTTAGGCTGCTCTGGAATCGTGTCATCTGTTAGCATCCAAGATGGCTTAGGTGGCGGAGGAGGTTGTGGCTGGGCCATGACAGCCTCAGCCTGTTGCATAATAATACCGACATCTGGAGAATCTTGAGGAAGCATGGAAGCTTGCTGAGCAAGCTGCTGTCCCTGCATCATTTGTTGTTCTTGCATTTGCATTATTTGCTGCAATTGCGAAGAGTACTCATTCATCTCATTAGATTGATACTCATAACGATACTTTTCAGAATAAGAAGCCTTCTCGTGAATTGTAAGACTAAGAGGCTGCTTAGAACAAAGATCAAATATTAATTGGCAATAACGTTCAGATTTTTGACCAGGAAGCTGAAGCCAACCTTCGTAATGAATAATCTCATATTCTCCACGTTGTTGACCAAACGGATCTTCCATTTGATGATCAGCAATTACGTTTCTAAGTTCTGTTTCTGCATCGGAATTAGTATATTCTGGAGGAGTGTACGAAGTAACTTTATCAACGTTACTCCATTTATTACTCATTTGCTTCAGTTTGGTTTTAAAGAAAGGAATTCTTCGAGCCACCCAGGGAACATCACAGAAATCAGGAGCAACGCTAACATGAGTGTAAGGTGTAACGAAGTCATCACATGTTAGAATCTCGTGACAGTTTCTTTTAGTAATTGGATCATAATAAGAATGACTGACAACGTCGCCGGCAACAGCGAATATAAGTATAGCCCTATGCATGTGACGTTTAAATCCAACAATTCTATTCCTTATCTGCCAGTTAGAGTGTTCCGTTACAATAGGCGCTATAATTGCCGCTTTGTCATTAGTCGGGAGGAAATTGAATGGATTAGACCAATCACCGAACACTTCGTTAGTAATTTTATTCGTGTATCTAACAATGTTTTGAAGCGCTAGCGGTATAGCGGCATTAGCACAATTCTCGTAAGGTTTATTTTTCGGAGGCAAGTCGCAATAGAGTACACGCCAACTTTCTGCAACTTTACGTCTATACCCTTCGTTTTTGTCCCATGAAGTTTTGAATTCATCATGACACGATTGAACAATGTCTTTGAGCGCTTTTTGACCGTCGGGATGTGACTCGAATACGGGAACCAAGTTTTCGTCATCCTCATTGAACGAAAAAGCAACTGGCTCTTTGTCTTCTTCTGTAGGTAGCAAACCTTCAAGTTCAGCATCAATATATCCAGGATCCTCATAAGGATCCTCTTTCACGTCAATAGAGGTAGTATCAGAATAAGCCATTTATTTGACCAATGATTCAGTACAAAAAAAACTCGCCAAAATACTTTTTGGCTGCTTTATTGTACGCTAAAGATGCGTACTCTTCAACCGAAAAAACGCCAAGATCCTAAAGACATCAAATATAAATAATCTTCTGAGTCTATAAGAGTTATTAAATTTTTAGTTAATTCAATGTGTGTCATGTGTAATACCCGAAACCACTTGTTCCACGATAGTCATTCAATTTTTCTTCGTCTTCGTCATAGTCTTCAACTTTCCCTTTGTAATTAGGAGCGACCATACCTGATTGTTTAGCATATTGGCATGCGTAAGTAGTTTCATCGTATGGGTGATCGAACCCGCCTTTACGAGGCTCTTCTAATTTATTTGGGTCAGTTTCCATTGCCGGAATAACCTGAATGGAATTCTTGCAGTTTTCAAAGAAAACAATTCCAGGAAGTTTTGTGTAGTTTTCGTGTCCACAAAGCAGCTGTCCAAGAACTTCAGCATTAACTCCTCTGTCTCGTTTATCAGCTTGACACCAATCAATACCATTTTCAACAAATTCCATATACTTATTTTTAGCTGACTCTCCACGCTTCTCCCATAATTGAGTGTCTGCTGGACCATAAACCTTGGAACCTTTGAAAGGATCCCATAACTTGTTTTTTTCCTCAAATGGTTTCACCAAATGAACAGCAACATCTGTGGCAGTTCTGTTTTTAAAAGTAATCTCGTAAAACTTATATATTGTTCCCTCTGGGTGAATGGCGTAATATCCTATATTGCCAGATGTTTTATAACCCCAATCCATTGCTCTGAATATTGCCCAGTTATGAGGAATCTTAAACGGCCTACATACATGGACAGAAGGGTTCCACATTTCCCCGAAATGAGAGCCAACGATAGTGTCCCATTTTCCGTATAGATAACAATCTCGTATATGTTTCGGTAGAGATAGCAGCTCTTCCTCATACTGTGCAACGAATTCTTTGTTCGGGTTATCGTATAGAGTGGCAGGAAGATACAATTTGGTACGGTATTTTACAGTGCCGTCTCTCTTAACAATCTTTCTTCTAAGAACCTTATTTCCATCAGGCCAAGGATCTACAAAGTATTTTTTAACCCATGCAGGGTCATCAATCTCAATTGATTCTCCCTTGTTCTTCTGAAGCCTAGGGTTTGACATGCTCCTACACTTCAAGAAATGAATTAAAACTTTATCACCAGTCCTCAAACGAGATTTGATAAAATCATATTGCTCTTTTAGAAACTCAATAAGCTCATCAAATCCAAGATAAGTGTAATGCTGACCCAAATAGTTATTATAATCGGTTCGGTCTTTACAATGTCCGAATTGATATTTTAGACCGCTAGAGAATGTGTAAGTTGTATATTTCTCATTCCACTGAGCATTAGGATCAATGCTCTTAAACATCTTGTGAGCACGTCCAATAGTGTCAGCCAATCTAGGCAGAGTCCTTCTCATATGAAGAACCCAGCCGTCAGAATGTCCCCAGTTTAAAGGGTTCTGTTCAATTAAGGCTCTGATATTCGGATCAAAAGAGTCCGGCACACTTTCTTGTTGGCAACGCAGATGCTCAACCCATACCTGTTCCAATGGATCCGTAAGGAGAACCAGGGAGTTATGAGTTGGAATGTAGGATCTTGTAATGAGGAACGTCCCCCCATTGGAAACTTGAATACACTTAGTCTCTTGAGATTGGACACGGCGACAATTCCTTATTTGATGACGACATTTAACTTTCTTAGTAGCTCCGATTTTAGAACCGGTAAATCGTGAGCATTTGTATTTCATGCTTTGTATTTGGATATACCATTTCCTGCTACCACGAGCTTGACGTATTACAGGACCCAGCCCGAGAGAAGCTGTAAGACAGTAAAAATCCCATATAAAAGGCTTATCATCATTAGAGCAAAGCGGTCCTCTTCCATTCCCCCCGTCCATAATCCCTTCAACGAGCGCCATTCGCTGATTGAAAGACCCAAGCAAATACTTATGAGGAATCCTACGATATTCAGAACTAACCAACTCATTTATTAATTCCGACCTTTCTCTAATCTGAGCAGCTTTATATCCAATATCATCTAGAGTATATCCAACATCTTTCAGAGTAGAATATAGCTCAGGATCCCAAGTAGTAAATTTGCTTCTGTCTCTAGGCTGTCCACGCAAAAGACAAACACCAAGAACATACGGATCAAGTAAATATTTCTGTGTCTCCATTTCAACAGCCTTGGCCGCTGGAAGGAATTTAGCGAACATCGAATTATGTATTTGATCAGTGGTTTCTAAAACACCACCGTCCAGGCACCAAATATGCTCAGCATCAGAAATTATAGTCTCCTGACATACAATGAATTTATAACATGGTCGATTCTTGAATATCTGTGTTTCAGCCAAAACCTCACATTGTTCACCATGAACGTTGAATAATATATCACCAGGATGTACATCTCTGAATTCTTTAAAACCGTGAGGGGTTGGAATTAAGGTGTTAAGAGATAAAGCTTTACCTGGACCAGCAGCGCCCGCTCCGAACACTTCGTTTTCGCGTCTTGCGTGAAATCTTTTCCCCCAAAGACTAGGAACGTAAACGTTGCCGTGCATTACTTTTTATCTCCCTCAAAGAATTGGGTTTTAGCGTCGCTTCTATCCCATCCCATTTCTTTGAATACCAATTTCTCCACTATTTTACCCACATTATCCATTCTAAGATGCGCTCTTCTAATTTCCCATTCCAACTGATTTAGCCTGCTCTTCGCGTATAGACGGATAATCCAAAACTGAATTAAATGCATCAATAAGTAAAGTACAAACAATACCAGCAGAAATGCATTAGACATACACGGTACTTAATGAAAATCTTCGCAGCACGGGCTTGCATCGAACACCAGACCATTTTGCTTGAAAATGATATTCGTGTAAAAACGGAGAAACCTTGTAAGCATTTGTATTATAATCCTTCTTCTTTTCTTTTTCACTTCCAAATGGAAGATATCGGTTAACTGTAATAGGCTCAGTATTCCTAATTTGAAATTCGGAGTTATAAATAAACTCCCCATCACAAGAGCGAACCATGCGAAATATTCCGCATCCTTGCCCTACCACATACACAACAGCAGAGAGAAGGATTTTAAGACGCTTGTCGCCTTTAACAACCGGAATGTCTGGATGACAAGAAAACTTAACAGATTTACAAGCTAGCTGTTCAATTCGAGAGTCTATGTTAGTATAATACTTGAAATTGTCTGCAGTTGTCATGTCAATGTCACCAGCTTCTGCTGATATACCTGGAACAAACAATTCCTGGCAAAGACGATTAAGCTCTGCAGTAATAGGAACAAGCTTTTGCTCAACATATTCACGTGGAGACAAATCAGACTGTTCAGGAAGAATTAATTTAACTTCAGACATTAAAAATTATGATCCTTTTCGACAATGGTTTTCATATTATTTGATCTTGCGTAACGAACGCATTCCCAAGTTCCTATTGATCCACTAAGAGGAAAAGCTAAAACAGTTGCATAAGGGAAAGCATCACACATTACGTGGTTTCTCATTGGCCCGGCGCTATTCATGAATCGATTCCAAAGAGCATCGATTTGAGATGTATGAATGCCTCTTTCCTTTGCCCAATGATTAGAAATTAAGTCAGCACCATTTGCTCCACCTTGAACTAAAAGATCAGCAAAGGCGCAATGTTGAT